AGTGCCCTGCTGACAAGATCATGCACAACGCCCAGTATGATCTGGGCTGGATACGTGCAGAGGGGTTTGAGGTTAAGGGGCGCGTTATCGATACAATGATTACCGCTAGCCTGATTGACGAAAACCGCTTTAGCTACAGCCTGAACGCCCTCTGCTACGACCACCTTGGCAAAACCAAATCAGAAAAGACCTTGGTAGAGGCCGCGAAAGAATTTGGCGTAGACCCGAAAGGCGAGATGTGGAAGCTACCCGCCATGTACGTCGGCCCCTACGCCGAAACAGACGCGGAGATTACGCTGGAGCTTTGGGGACACTTCAAGACGTTGTTGAACCGTGAGGAGCTTTGGGATGTGTGGCGGCTTGAAATTGCACTCCTGCCGCACCTTGTGGATATGACTATGCGGGGCATCCGGGTAGACATCGACCGCGCCGAACGGACCAAGCAAATCCTAATGAAGCAGGAAAAAGAAACGATCAAACAGATCAAATCGCTGGCGGGCATGGACGTGGAGATCTGGGCCGCGCAATCCATAGCCAAGGCGTTTGACAAACTGAGCATCCCCTATCCGCGCACGGAGAAAGGAGCGCCCAGCTTTACCAAATCGTTCCTGTCTGAGCATAGCCATGAGCTTGCAAAGCACATCGTTAAAGCGCGCAACCTAAACAAGACCAGCGGCTCATTCATCGACGGTATCCTGAAATATGTCCACGATGGAAGAATCCACAGTCATATCAATCAGTTACGGTCTGACGATGGCGGCACCGTCTCAGGCCGCATTTCCATGAACTCGCCCAACCTACAACAAATCCCGGCCCGCGACCCAGAGCTAGGCCCCATGATCCGTTCGCTATTCCTACCAGAAGAAGGCCAGCAGTGGGCGGCCATAGACTTCTCCCAGCAGGAACCACGGATCTTGGTTCACTTCGCAAAGAATTACGGAGACTATAAAAATATGCCCATGGAGGGCGTAGAAAGCTTCGTGGACGGCTACCGCAACAACCCGGACATGGACTTCCACAGCATGGTCAGCGAGATGGCAGGCATCCCACGTAAGCAAGCTAAGGTGATCAACCTCGGCATGATGTACGGCATGGGAGTTAACAAGCTGTCGGACCAACTAGATCTGACCGTGGACGAAGCAAAAGCCCTAACACAGCAGTATCACAAGCGCGTACCTTTCGTAAGAGGCTTGATGAAAGGCGTACAAAACAAGCTTGACGACCCACGGTCCTCGGGCAGTCTGCGTTCACTGCGCGGCAGGAAATGCCGCTTTGATCTGTGGGAACCTAACAGCTTTGAAATGCACAAGGCGCTTCCCCGCGAAGAAGCAATCGCGACCCACGGCCCAACGACCGGTTTGCGGCGGGCGTACACTTATAAGGCGTTGAACAGGCTCATACAGGCTTCTGCCGCAGATATGACCAAGCAGGCGATGGTAGACGTTTGTGAGGCGGGTTTTATTCCCATGTTGCAGGTGCATGATGAACTGGCTTTTTCTGTAGATAGCTCGGAGCAAGCCAAGGAGCTTGCTGAGATCATGGAGAATGCGGTGCCTTTACAAGTGCCAAATAAGTGTGACGTAGAAGTAGGCCCAAGCTGGGGCGAGTGTGAGGATCTTACTGATGGCTAATATTAGGACCGCATCTAAAGTAGGCACCATCTACTACGACCTGTATGACGGCGAAGGCTTCATTGTTTTAAACGACCGTTGGTTTGTTCTTTTGCCAGACATTTGCGAGCTAGATGTGTTGCAAGACCTGATTGCCGACCTAACTGAGATGTATGACGATGTCCATGCAGAAACGTTTTCTGAGGTTGATCCAGACTAGGATCATCCGTATACTCTCTTATACCAAACTAGGAGAAGTGTAATGGACACTACCAAATGGAAATCCGTGCTGTTGCCGCGTGACGTTTATGAAGAGCTTGTGGTGATTGCTCGCGTTGAAGGGCGTACAATTAGTGGACAGCTTCGTTATATTCATGAGGGCTGGAAGATGGCTAATTTGTCAGACGGCGATCAGGAATATATTGCGGAGCAAGTAGATTCGTTCAAGAAGGAGAATGGCGTAGACCTTACGTCAAAAAGCTTTTCAATATGAGTCAATTTACAACCATGCAGGCGGAGTTTGACAAGGCGTTGAGAAAGCTTGAAAAAGCCTACGAAAGCGGCGACAAAGTTAATCGATCTGACTTCGACAAACTGCATATGTGGCATGAGTTTCTCAAAACCAAGTTAGACGCGGAGAGAGAAAAAAATGCCCGAGAAGTCGGATAACGTTAATTGTCCCTCGCACTACAACCAAGGTGCGGTGGAATGTATTGACGCGATAAAGGCCAGCTTGACCCAAGAAGGGTTTCGGGCATATCTCAAGGCGTCTTCAATGAAATATCTTTGGCGCTATGAGCACAAAGGAAAACCGTTAGAGGATCTGAGGAAAGCAGAATGGTTTCTGGGACGTTTGATAGACGAACTGGTACATGGTGGTTCGGAATAGCTAACGAAGATGTAAAGATTGCCATACAGGCCGCGCATCAAAGCGCCGACCGCTTACAAAAGCCCATAGCCATTCAATCCGACCTGTCGGTTGTGCCCGCCGATCAAGCCACCAAAGAAGTGCTTGAAATCGTCCGACCGTAGTGTTAATTTGAGGGCGTGACATGTTCTCATGCGTGTCACTCCTAAAACGTTTGATTAGGGTTAATGTTAGACTCCCAAAGTGAACATACTCCTAACCCGGCCCCGCGCAATGCGGGGCTTTTTTTGCGCTCTTGCTTTTCATATGTTATTTTATCCAACTAATTCAGATGAGGCGCATACGTGCAGTTAATCGACGCGATTGATATGGGGACAGTGAAAACCTACAAGAACGAACGCCGATGCTACATAGGCGCAAGTAATGTAGGTAATCCCTGCCACGCCTTTCTTCAGTACAGCCTGCGCGGCTACCCACAAAACCTCCCACCACCCGCAGTCATGCGGATCTTCGCCCTCGGCCACTATCTGGAAGAAGTGGTTGTTGAAGACCTGAAGATGGCGGGCGTTTACGTTCAGGAAGTTAACCCAAAGACCGGGAAACAATGGACGTACACGGCCCTCGGTGGACACCTACGCGGCCACGCCGACGGCGTCATTCACAACGGCGAAACAATCCAGATCCTTGAGATCAAGTCGATGAACGATAAAAAGTGGCGCACCTTTAAAAACGTGGGGATCGAAAAAAGTCATCCAATCTACTACGACCAGATGCAACTCCTCATGGGGTTGTCCGGCCTCACATCAGCATGGATGGTGGCGTACAACAAAAACACCTCCGTGTACCACGCACAGAACGTCCCCTTCGACGCACCACGGTTCAAGGACCTGATGCGTAAATCCCTCTCCGTGGTCCGTGGCTCGTCCACTACTCGCATCTCAGACACCCCTGATTGCTTTGAGTGCAAGTACTGTAACTACAAGCCACACTGCTGGCCCGACGGCGAACAACCTCTCCCGCTCTCCGTCGAGTGCCGCACCTGTCGTCACGCCAAGCCGACAGCGAAACGCAAGTGGTATTGTACGCTACACAAGTCACGGGCCACGGACCCCTGTTCACAATGGTCAAAGCTACAACCGAAGGAGGCTTCTCATGGCTAACAAAAAACGCCGCGCCCGTGGCAAAGACGGACGTTTTATCGCGGACAATCCTGAGACAGAAGTGAACGAAGCGTGGGAACAGCCGCAGAACGCTAGCGTGTCCATAACCGCGCCCGCCGCCGCAAAAGGCGACTCATCCAAAAAACTCCACCGCATCGTAGAGCCAGAAAAAAGCCTAATGGGTTGGCAAGGATACTTCGCGTTGTTTGTAATTTTATTAATTATGTCCTTGATCGGTTTGACTTAATCAAGTATACCTACCCCCACTCGCATGTGGGGGCAGGCGATTGGATCGACTAACTTGCAAATTATGCAAGAAAAGAAAATCTAAAAAACATTTTGGCGCGCGCTACCATAAGACAGGGTCATACCAAAACGGTAAACCCGTCTGTGTCGAGTGTGATGCCAAAATTCAAGTCGATTCCGTCTACAAAAGCCCCCGCAACTACCTCTCTTCCCGCTTCCGGGACATGCGTACCCGATCCAGACGCTACGACATAGAACTCGACGAACAAGTAAACATAGACTATCTAATGTACCTGTTTGAAAAACAAAACGGGTTTTGTGCCGTGTCCGGCCTACCTATGACATGGATGCACGAAGGACTGTACACAAACCACGGCTCACGGCGCGGGACCAACATTTCTGTTGATAGAATTAACCCTGAAGCAGGTTATGTCCTCGACAACATTCGACTCGTTTGCGACCGCGTCAATAAAATGCGGTCCAATATGACCGACGGCGACCTTTATTTTTGGTGCACCGTACTCGCAAAAGCTCTCAGAACAACCTAATCCTGCTTCAGCCTGCGCGCCGCCTGTTCTATCAATTTCAACCGCCCCGCATAAAACGATTCGTCTTCTTCCTCAACCTCTGGCTCTTCTACGGGTTTCTCAGCACCATTGAAATCAAGCTCAAGCTCTTCTTCCAAATCATCTAGAACCAAATCGTCCCAATCAT